CCCATTTAGCTAGAGAGACTAAAGAATGCTCTAGCTCTAAAGTGGTTGCTTTTATATTAGTAAATTCTTGAGTCTTATTATTAAAAGTCTCAGTAGCTTTAATTTCAAGTTTAAGCATTTTAGTCTCTCTCCTTACTTTTTATTAGTTATCAGCTTTATTTTCTAATGCTTTTTTATTCTCTGCAGAATATTCTGGAGGAACAACATTATTAATAAAGTCAGCTGCTGCATCCGCATTTGTCGCTAATTCCATATATAAATCGGAATAAGCATTTGTAGAGGCGAAATCATTCCAAACTTCTTCATTCTTAACGAAATTACGACCGTCGGCACTCTTAGCACCGTACGCTCTCTTAATTAAATCTTCGAATAAAGCAACTAAAGCTGGAACATCTTTTGTTTCTTGAATCTTTTCGATAATGGCTGTTAAACCACCTTTAACTTCAAGTTGCATTTTCATGATATCAGCTTTTGTTAAGTTGAAATAGAATGTTTCTTCTCTTTCTTGACCATCAAAGTCAACATATTTAATCTTTTTAGCGTACATTTTTTATTACTCCTTTACTCTAAAATAAAAAAAAAGGGGCTTGCTAAAATAAACAAACCCCTAATACCCCTTAAAGAATCGAAATCCTTTAAGCAGGATTTAACCATTTTGATTTTTTTTTACAAGATGATTAGCCTTGTGGGAATAACGCAGCTAATTGATCTGGTAATAATAAGGTTGGATCTGAACCAGTAATACTGTGTTCTGGATCTGCGTCGGTGCCATAAAGAGCATCTTTAATTGCTTTTAAAACGCTTTCAGCAACTTGGCCTTCTCCGTTACCAAATGCTCTTGAATCGATTTCGATATGAGCTGTTGGTTTGAAACCTGAAACTTCAACTGGTTCTGTTGAGATTTCCCAAGAAAGTGACATAGCTTCTGGACTTTCGTTCACAGTTTCATATGGTCTTTCTGATGGAGCAGCTAAGCAACCATAAATGATGTGAATCTTATAACCAAGATCTGCATCAACATCGTTACCAATTTTTGTTTGATAACAGAAAGCGAATTTCTTTCTCTTTTGTTGACCAATTTTAAGACCTGGTTTGAGTTCTGCGGAACCATCACATTGTTCGAATTCATCTGGATACATGTAAGCTTCGATTGTGGCAGCAAAGTCTTCCGCTGACATAAGGTTGAGGTATTTCACGTTGTCTGCGAATACTGGAGAAACTTCAGCACCGCTTGGGCTTTGTGTAACGGCTGTTAAACCATTCCATGCAACACCCTTAGCATAAGTACCGTCAGCATTTTGGACGTATAAAACGCCATGTGACACACCAGTTTCGAAGAAACGTTCACCACTTTTGTCCCATTTAATTAACATATTTGGTTTTTTCTCCTTTTAGTAATATATTTCAAAAATGTCATGATTTAATTGTTCAGAATTATAGTGTCTAATAAAATTAGCTGTCGGAAACTTTGACATTCTTTTTACTATTTCACTATCTGGATCTGCATCAATAACTGTCACGCTGTATACTACAGGCTGTAAATATACCTCGTTATTTGCATGCTGATTATCTATGTCACGACGTTCATAAATAATACATGGATACTCTATTTTAAGACTCTCTGGAGGTTGAAAGTACACATGTCTGCTACCATCTCCTAGAATATCAAGAAGGATATTATGTAGATCTGCTCTGTTACGCATTATACACATCCCCCAGAGTTATAATTAGACGAGGATAGTCTACCTCTGCAGATAAAACTATCCATTTTACATCATCTATAATTACGTATTTAATAAATCTAAAATTAGCTCTGGAATAAGGATCCGACACAACGCTAATAACATTTGATACAGAAATATCATTATTGACTTTATTTGAAGGAGTTTGTCTATTGACATTCTTCACATATTCACCAATAGCATCTTTCTCTGTATAGTCATCAACTTTCCATACACCAGGAGCTGTTTCGCTTTCTGAGGATATGCCGTATCCTATTTTTCCAGAAAATCTCATATTATTAACCTACCACTTCTTCAGGATTATCATCTTCAGATTCTGCTTCTTCTGCTGGAGCTTCAGGAGCTGGTTCTAATTCTAATCTATCTAAAGAAATATCTTTTACAAATGTTTGGCTATTATATGTGACTGTAAATCTTAATGTCTTAAGTTCAGTCATTCTAATAACTGCATTTCTATCGGAGTCTAATGTAACAGCTGGTGAGGCGCCTTCTCCGACTTTTTGCATTGTGATAACAGCATCAGCTGGGACATTGCTAACTTTTAATGCAAGATAATTACCAGATTGTAATTCAGGATCACCACTGAAACCAGTGTAATCGTCAATATATTTTAATTTACCAATAAAGGCATCATCTAAAACATCAACGCGTGATTGTAATTCGCTGGCTAATTTCCCGAATAACTCACCTGCTTCATCAGTCTCGGGTGCTACTGTGAAGCTACTTAAAAAGAACCTTTTTCTTCGAAGACGATTGCAGAGTATGGTTTGACTAACGCACCAGAGCAACGTGTTTCGATTAAGTATTCATACTTGTTGTAATCGATGTCAAAGTCATCGAACATACTAACAGCACCGCCCTTGTCAGCACCAACATTGTAATCATCGAGGTTAACGAAGATACCCATTAATTTATATTGATTGCCACCAGATTCTCTGACTTGATTTTCCATAACTGGAACTGTAATAATATCATTAACACGGAGAGCTGTTTTTAATTTTTCAATTGTATCATAGATAACGCGTTGATTGAGGTCTTCAATTAAGAGCATATCTGTGAGTAAGTCTTCAGTTGTGAAGAGAACTGGGTTACCAGAACCTTTGTATTCTTTACGAGCTTTAACTGCTTCTTTAATGAATCTCTTAGCGAAGGCGTATTCATCTTCGTTAGCGCCTTTTGTCATATTCTTGGAAACAGTATAAACAGAATCATCACCCCAAATTGGTCTGATGTTTAATGGATTGATCTTGTCATCAGAAGATGAGTCTCTACCATCACCGATTAAGAAAGCACGAGCTAATTCCTCATCTAACATACCTCTCATTTCGCCTTTAATCCAAGCGATAACGTCGAAGTCTGTAATGTCGATGACATCATCTCTATCAAGTTTTTGTAATTTGTAGACAGTTTGTGGGGTTGTGGAACGTTTGAAAGCAGCAATAACTTCTTCAACTTTCTTTTTGCCTTTCACATAACCTCTTGCACGAGCTTCATCAGCTGTCATTGTAGCATATGTTGATTTAACTCTGCTAAATGGTGTTTTATGAACATGGTTCATAACATATTTTGCCCAAGCTTGATCTCTTTTAACTTCTTGTGGAAGTCTATTAACTAATTGATCTTCTGGGAAGAGTCTTTCGATGTTTGTAACACCGTGTGCTAAGAAGGCTTCTTTTAATGAGCCAGTTTTCTTAGCTTCTGTAATAATTTCACAGAATTCGGAATGACTTAATTCGGTTTCTTGTGCAACACCATTAACATCCTTTTCTGTCTTTTTGGCTTCAAAGCAATTGTGTTTCATTTCTTTATTTCCTCCATTTTTAGCTTCTTCGGCGGCGATACCCATTAATAAATAAGTGACAGTTCTTTGTTCTTCAGTCATACTTGCAAGAACATCATCGATTGTTTTATCACTATCGATCTCATCTTTCTTATCTTCTTTTTTAGTATCTTTGTGTTCGATCTCATCTTTACCTGGGTCATTTTGATCCTCAGGAGCTGGATCATTTTCGGTTTCTTTTGGATCCTTTGGATCACTATGAACTGCCTCATCAGGATTAGCTGGATCACCAACTTTACCTTCATTAACATCTGGATTTTCAGGATCTTTGTTTTCAGGATTTGTCTTTTCTTCCGGAGTTTCCTCTGGATTAGCTGGATCTTCTGAATGTTCTAAGTCAAAGCTATTTTCTTTATCATTAAAGATTGTAGCTTCATCAAAGTTATCAGGATCATCAGCATGGGAAATGACAGCGTCGATATACGCACCTGGATTTGCGCCAGCTAAGACTAAGCTGACTTCACGAATCACACCATGTGTGACTTCTTTTTTAGAGTTTTGTTGTAAGCGGTTCGCGAAAATAGATAACGCACAAATATCGCCGTGCTGAACTGCTTCTTTGGCTTGTTTACCTGCTTCATTATTGTTTAAGCAACAGTAGGCATACATGCCTTCTTCACGCTCTTCAAGATACGCATGACCTAAAACATTACCAATGTCATCATGACCATGCATCCATACTAATGGTACTTTAACGCCATCGCATTCTTTAAAAGCATGTTTAAGAATTGTTCTACCATCGGAGCATTTGCGGTTAAATACGGTCGCCCAACCACAGAAATCAACTGGTTCTTTAATTTTTGGTTTTCCCATTTTGATTTTTCTAACCTCCATTTTTCTTAGATAGCTCTTTTAACTCTTCAAGTTCCATAGCCGCTTGTACTTCATCATAACTGTCATCGTCTTCCGTATCATCATCTGGATCCGGAGTATTTTCTTTTTTAGGAACTTGATCTTCAGTAGGCTGAGCTATATTCTTATTAAGAAGTTTATCCGCCTTCGGATCTGAAGACGGCTTCATGCCTAAAATTTGCCTAAATTCATTTGATGACATAATTTCGTTTCTAGTTAATTTATCAGCAAAGTCTGGGATCTTATCAATTGGGATAAGCTTCCATGGCTCATTAAAGTATGTGATAGCTTGTCCTTGAGTTCTTCCAGTCTCAGTAATAAATTTTCTATCGATTTCTTCACAGATAGCTCTACAAATTGGATTAACACATCTTGTCATGTAATTTTGCATAGTATTCTCATCTGCAGTACCATTTAAAATCTCTTCAGTAACCCCTAACTGGCTGAAAAGCATACTCGTCAGGAATTGAACTTGAGTTAATAAATTGTTTTCTGCTGGACGATTAAGTTGTGTAATCTTCTCCGTACCATCTGTGTATGCAATGCCGTAATTTGATTCGGCCAATTGCCTTTCTATATCGGCACTTCGTTGCGCGGCTTGCTTTTGACGTGCCTCCGTCTTGATTACATATGGAAGTTGAATAATTAAATTCAATCTACCGGATCCACTTTGTGCATCTATGACATCAAGAAGGTTAAACTTTTTAATCAATCTCTGCATTATGGAGTTTGGTTCATTCATAATTGCATAGAAAGGGTTTTCAATAATAGCCACTTCTGATTTTCTCATAGTAATAGTTTCCCTATTACCAGTTCTATCATTGTAAGCTTCTAATTGAACATGATCTGGATACCATTGAATAATTTTTGCTACACGCATTGTGTAGATGTTAATTGTTGTATTGGTATCTGGGTTTTTATCTGTATCAACTGGTAAAAGAGCAACACAGCCTTCATCAAATAATGACATTACAATGTCTTGAACAAAAGCTCTAGCTGTTTGATCTTTATTAGCTTCTACAGAAAAAACTCTATTTAAAGAAGAGTCCATTTCTTTAATGAAACGACCCTGATCATCATTTTTTACATGACGAATATTAACTGCTGCTACATCCATAGCAATTCTGTTATAGACTGCATTAATTAATGTCTTTTCTTGGCCTTTAGAATAATATAATCTATCTGGTCGATATGTTGAAGATCTACCATAATCTTCATATGGTCTCTGCAAATAAAACTCTTTATTAGGAGGCCCTTTACCAATGAAAGCATTCCAAGCTTTCTGGATTCTATCTAATAAACCCATTTTGATTTTTTACCTCCTTTACTTAACTCTCAATCGTGCATATTTAATATTTTGATATGCATGTGACAATTGTTGCCCTTTGCCTACTAAAACATTAACATCTTTATAAGTTACATAGGTACCATTCTGTTTATTATACAGTCTAGTAGCTGCTGCTTTTTTAGCTGCTGCACTTCTCTTTTGTTTAGCTTTATTTGCTTCGACTTTTTTTGTTATTGCTACTGTTGCTACAATACCAGTTATAACTAATGCTCCAACTGCCAAAGCTTT